AGCACGCCGTAGATCACACCCAGGTAAACCCCGGAGAACACGTGACCCTTGCGGAACATGACCAAGACCGTCTCGCCTACGAGAGGGGGTACGAAGGAGCCTGGCATGAAGCACGGGTAGAACCACGGCAACAGCTCTGTAGGTGCAACCTCACTTTTGGGGTCGTGCACGCCTGCCACGCGTACCTTGACGCGCCCACAGTTCTGCGGGTCGGCGGTGTACTCGACGACACCCTCATAGAGGGTGCCCCTAGTGACCGGGGCCTGGCGTGTCTCCAGTCTCCCGACTGCGTCTCTGAGGAAGCTCATCAGGTTGGCACAGGGATGTAGATCACGCGCATGACGGCGCTGGTGCCCGGTGCCTGCCCAGTGGTGATCGTGTTGTTGACGACCGTGAACTGGGCTCCGGCTGGGGTCGTGTTGTTGGCCACGTACTCCCAGAGCGCCCCGTCGACGAAGAGCGAGATCTTGTCGCCGAAGACCGACTTGACCAGGGTGAACGTGGTCCCGGACTGGTCTCCCTGAGGCTGCTCGTTGAAGATCGGCATCATCAGCATGTCGTTGTCGACGATGACGTCTTCGAGGCTCTTGGTGGTCACGTCGTCGAGCGCGGAGTCGATGCGAATCCTGCCAGGGTGCGTGTAGAACTGCACCTCTCCGTTCACATCCGTTGTGATCGGCTGGGCAAGCAGCGTCCCGTTGTCCTCGATCTCGGTCGGGTACAAGGACTTCAAGGTGTCGGTGCCAGACTTGTACACATACACCTGGGCGTTGATCACTGGCACCAAAGCCTGGCGCACGTTCTTTGTGAGAACGAACTTGTATGGGTAGATCGACACGGCTTACCTCGTGATGAAGTTGTTGGCGTAGGTAGTGCTGAAGCGGGTCGCGGCAGTGGTGTTGGAGTCTTGCCGGTTACCTTCCCCGCTCTGCTTGCTCTGCGTCAACACGTCTGTGCGGAACAAAGTCAGCACCGTGATGTACTCACCGGCCTGAATGATGTGCTGTGTCCTCTGGATCATCCACACGCCAGAGGTCCAGTGCAGCACCGGCACCACAGTGCCGTCCGGCTTAACGTAGAACGTGTGCACCAAAATGGAGACATTGCGCCCAGGCTTGATCAGCGGGTCGCCGATGACAGTGAGAGTGCCGGTCATGGCGGCCATCCTGGCGCTCTCGAAGTGGTTGAGCATCTCGGCCCACGTGCCATTTTTAGCTGGCTGAGCGGTCGGGACGTTCTTCCGCAGCTCCTCGTCGTTGACACCCTCGAAGTTGGCCTTCGTCTCCGGCCCGGTGACCAGACGCTCTGGCGCCGTAACGGAGTCGACGATGGTGGTGGAGAAGTCTTTCCTCACCATGTCGAAGGTAGTAGCCTTCGCACCCGACGCCGCCAGAGCTGCAACCAGAGCCTCGTTGATGTCTGGCTTCCAGCTGATGACGGCTCCGTACTGCCGCCTCGCGTAGACGTACTCGCGCACGTGGTTCGAGTCGATCAGGTAAGGGTGGAAGCAGGTCACCCCGTGGTCGGTGTTGTGCCTGAGCACGTAGTAGCCGACGTTGGCCTCACCGTCCGTGCCGCTGATCGCGTCGTAGGTTGCCATCGGCTGCAGCTGGTTCTTCATCATCACGTAGTTGTCGACGTGATCCTGACTCCAGATCCTGCTCTCCGGCTGCACGCTGTCCAGCCCGGCACCGTAGTCGGTGATGTCGCGAGTTTTCTCCGTGCACGGGATGCTGCCGCTCTCCTGGATCAGAGCTTCAGCGATGCCTGGATTGTCGTTGTCGCCAGAGGCGATCGTCCCCCACAGAGTACGACCCTTCTCACCTCCGTTGGACGAGCTGCTGTCGAAGCCAACCATCGTGACTTCAATCTCAACACCCCAGCCGAGGAACTCCGGCCTGAAGGTGAGCAGTTTCAACGTGTGCGGGTTGGACCACAGCGAACGTGGCCCGGCCGGAGTGATGGCTTCCAGGTTGCGGTCTGTGTAGCCCCACGATGTCCAACAGTTGGCCATCGGGTCTGGAACCCAGTCCCGCCTGATCTCATCGCCCAGCAGCGCTCCTGAGATCACGTCCCAGTTGGGGTCGAACACTCGCACGCGGCAACTGGTCGCCACACCCATCTCCTCGACGAACTCGTAGTACGTGATGTACTGAGGCCGCGTAGGTGTCAGGGTGAGCCCGGCCACGTTGAGCGTGAAGTATGCGAAATACGGGTTTGACGGCATGGGGAACGGGATGATGGCCTCTGCCTCAGGGTTCATCACGTCGCACGGGATCGAACCGCCGCCGTTGCTCGGCGAGGCCGGCGGCTTCGGCTGCGGCAGCGGTGCCACCGGCTTGCCTTCACCGTTCTTGATGCAGTTGTAGTGCTCGACGACTGCGATCCCGTACTGAACGGCGCGCGGGTTCGGGGTCTTGTCGGGGCCAGTGTGTCCGAAACCTGGGCCACCGTTGTACGCCGAGGCGCGGCAGTACAAGTCGTCGCCACACTTCGCGATGTCGCCCGACCTTCTCAGATAGGCGGCACCGTACTTGACGGTGTTCTCATCGCTGTTCAGCTCGGACGGGTTCGTACCTTTCCAGCCGCCCATCTCTGCCGCACCGACGTGCACCTGCATGAACCCGTGCGCGATGCCGTCGCGGGTGTTGGATGGGTCCGGCTTCTCGCCCCCGTCCGGGAAGCTGAGCCCGCCCTCCTGGATAGCGATGGCTTCGACAAAGTCTGGGTCGAGACCGTTCGCATTCGCGTACTTCACGATGAGCGCACGCCGCTCTTCGCTGACCCTGTTCTTGCACTTGTTCGGCATCAGAGCGCCTGCAGTACGGTGAACACCTGACTCACATCTGGAACACGAAGGATGTCACCACCCTTAGGGGCGACGAACGGGTTCCTGATGTCGTTGACCAGAGCCAGCACCCACCAGAAGAAGGCGGAGCCGTACAGCTTGTGCGCGAGCAGCTCCAACCGGTACGCCTCAGTCGGCTGGACCGTGTAGTACACGTCCGAATCGCGAGGCGCGAACGTATCCTTGTTGAACGGCCAGCGCCCGTACGAAGCTTCCAGTTCCGGGTAGTACAAGGTGCCCCGGAAGCGGGACGTTCGGGTCAACCCAAGTCTGATGTCGGGGCGAAGCCCCTCTACGTCAGCCATCGAACTCACGCCGAGCTGTCAGGGAAGAAGCCGCTGCCACGATCCCAACCCCTACGCACCCACATCGTGTCGTACGGCGTGTAGCGCGTGTTCTCCATCACCTCTTGCAGCACCAACCCAACCTCAGCCCAGTACGGGAGCATCGAGTCCTTGTCCCCGCCAGCACTACCACCAGGTACGGGGCCGCTGTTTCCAAGCCCGGCCTTCCCCTGAGTGGACACCGGGCCGCGCCCCCAAGGGCCGTGGTACTTCACATCCACTCTGATTGCCACACAGCGCTGCGACAGCCAGTTGCCTACTACGAGCAGCACGCGCGGAGGGACGTTCGGCATCCCTTCATCACGGTAGTCAGGGTACACCCAGCTCCTGATCAGCCAGATCGGCCTGATCACTTCCTCGTATGGGTTCACCTCGGCTGCGAAGACGAGCGGGATCTGAAACACGCGAGGGCTGGAGTGCGAGTAGCCAAGGATCGGCTCAGAGCGGCCGATGATGTTGATGTTGGCGTACTCGGCCTGCTTCGACTCGTCGAACATCTCCGGCATCCACTTGAACGTGATGCGGTCGAGACCTTCGCCGGTGACCGACGGGTCGGACGCGGCCAACAGGTCGATGAGTACAGCCTCAGTGACTGGTGACGCTACTGATCTTGCGTCTGGCATCAGAACCCTCTCGCTTTGTAGGCGTCGAAGAGACCGCTAAGAGGGCCACCAGGGTCGGCCGCCTGACGGGCCATGCGCATCTCGTTGAGCAGCGTCTCGCGGAGCTGGTTGACCGCTCCGACCACCTGGTCCTGCGGTGCATCGACCTTGATCGCCTTCTTGCCGCTGAACATCTCCGTGACGGTCCTGACCAGGTCCTCACTGCTCGTGCTCTTGGCGTGCTCCTTGGCCAGCTCCAGAGGGGTCTTCCTGCCGACCTCACCCTGGACCGGGGCCATGGTCTGCTGCTGCGGCGTCCTCTCCCCGGCCTCGTTCGGGCGCCCAACCTCAACCTTTTGCGCGTCGGCCTGCCTCGGGGGCTCCTTCTTGCCGTATGCAACCTGCAACGGGTCAAGGAAGCCTGAGAGCTGCTGAGCCCAGCTCTTCCCTGTGTTCTCGTTCTTGGTGGCGTTGACTCCCTGATCCTTCTCAGGGATGCCGATTCCGCGCTTTTCGGCCACGATGTACTTGAACACTTCAGCGATGGCGGACTGGGTGAGCGTGGACGTCTTCTCCTCCCCGCCCTGGTTCTTCCACTTGACGTCGAGCGACTTCAGATCCTGCGGCTTGACGCCTTCGAGGATCTTCTGCTGCAGCTCGGCCATGCCCGCTTCACGCAGCGCCTTGTAGTCGGCGGCGTTGGCCATCATGTCGGTGTTGCCGGACTTGATGCCCATGTCGAGCATGTTGCGCTCTTGCTTGGTGTACCCTTCCTTGTCGATCGCGAAGTCCTCGATCGGCTTCTTGAGCACCTCCTGCAGCTTGGCAGCGGTGCGCACGGCCGCATCTTCGAGAGCCTTTCTGCGATCCTCGATTGCTTGACCGGCTGCCCTGCCCAGAGCCTCGGCATTCTTCTTGGCCGTCTCGGAGGTCTTCTTGGCCGCCACCTCGGCCGCGGTGCGGATCTCCCAGCCGACGCTCTCGCCGGCCTCCTTGACCGCCTTGGCCGCCGCCTCGGCAGAGTCGGCTCCCTGCGCGTTGGCCTCCTTGATCTTCCTGGCAGTGTAGTCGGCGGCGCTCTCCATCCCGGCCCCGATGTCGTCGCCGATCTTCTTCGGGGGGTTCTTGTCGAAGAAGGAGCCGATCCACTGGCCGGCCGCGCCGGCCGCCTTGCCGCCGTAGATCGAGCCGACGACTGCACCACCAAGTCCGAGAGCGCCACCGATGAGAGCACCGGGAACTGCACCGATGCCGCCACCGGCTGCACCCAGTGCTCCGCCGGCCATGGCGCCGAGCTTCGTTGCGGCCCAGAGGCCTGCAGCTCTGCCTGCCCAGCCGCCGGCAAGAGTGCCGGCCGCGTTGCCGATACCAGCACCCCAGGCTTGCTTCTCGGAGCCAGTCTCCTGACGGGCAACCTCGGCGGCACCCATGCCTGAGAGGCCGGCGCCGATGAAGGCGAGCGGACCAGAGAGCTTGTTCAGCGTCTTGGTCATGCCCTCGCCGAGCTTGCCCAAGCCTTGGCCGACCATCCACTTGCCAGTGGTCGCAGCCCGACCGAGTTTCCCCATGGACTCGGCAGCCTCGCTGATGCCCTTCGCACCAGCCGCAGGGGCCTGAGCCAGCGTGGCGGCCTCGGAAATGGCCTTGGCGCCCATCCCCGGGGCGTTGGCCAGCGTAGCGGCCTTGGCTGCCCTCTCCGCACCCAGCGCCGCGTCGACCGACCCCTGCCCCAGACCTGTGACAGCCTCCGGGGCCAGGACCATGACACCGGGCCGTGCAGCTTTCGCAGCCCCTGCCGCAGCCTCTGCTACCCCGGCCGCACCGGCCGCCCCAGCGCCACCGGTAGCCGCTCTGGCTGCGCCGCCGGCAGCTGCTGCGGCCTCTGCCCCTGCGACACCGCCGGAAGCTGCTGACTTGGTCGCGTTGGCCACCTCTACGGCAGCGTCCTTGACCTTGCTGACCAGGCCCAGCTTGCTGAAGAAGGCTGTCAGAGCGGCTGTGACGCCTGCGATCGGGTTGAGCAAGAACTGGAAGGCTGTGCCAAGGCCCATGATGCTGGCGCCCATGACCTTGATCGCGCCGATCGCACCGCGGGCCATGAACAAGGCTCCGATGCCCTTGATCACGCCCTGCACGAAGGCGAGACCGGCACCCCAGCTGTTCACGTAGTCGATCAGCTCTTCGAACTTCTTCGAGATCGTGGTCGCCCAGTCGAGCATCGACGTGAGCGGACCTTCGAGGATGATCGTCAGCTTGGTCAGAATCCGGTCCCAGGTGGAGCCGAACTCGTTCCACTTACCTCCCAGGGTCTGCTTGAACTTGTCCCACTGCTCGTTGAGAGCCTTCTGCTCCTGGTACGCCTTGGCCGTGTCGTCGGCGACCTGCTTCATGGCGTCGGCCAGGCCGATGCCCTTCTCCTTGGCGTCCTTGAGAGCGAAGATCAGGTCCTTCGGGTTGCTGAGCACCCCGCCGGTCATGGTGGACACGACGTCGGGTGTGAGGATTGCAGACAGCTTGTCGGGGAACTTCTCGGCAGCGTCTTCGAGAGCCTTGCCAATCTTGTCGAAGCGCCCTGTCTTGATGATCTCGTCGATGAACTCTTGACTACCCCTGCCGGACAGAGAGCCCAAAGCGCCGACGAAGCGGTTGCCCTCACCGGTGCCCATCATGGACGGGATCTGAGTGAAGACGTTCTGCAGGTTGCTCTCGTCGAGACCAGCCTTCCGGCCGACGCGACCCAGGCCAGCCATCTGCAGCTGACCGTACTGCATCAGCTGCTGGCGCTCCTTGTCGCCCATGCCCATGTCCTTGCGCTGCCGGTCGATCAACCGGAACGCGTCGGTCGACTTACGCATGGCGTCGATGTCTTGGTCGACAGTACCTGGGCCGTACTTCGCATTCTGCAACTGCGTCAGTGCAGAGGAGACACTGGCAATCTGATCCTCGGCCATCATTCCGCGGGTGGTCATCTCCGCGAAGTACTGGATGAGGGGGCCGCGTTCGGTCTTGAAGATGTTGCTGAACTTCTCGACGTCCTCCATGATGCGCTTGCGCGTCGATCCGGACGTGACGCCGAGCTGGACGAGCGACTCCATCATGGTCTGGATGTTGCTCGTGAAGCCGTCGGACTTCTCCGACGTGCTAATCAGCTCCTGCTTCAGCTCTCGCGAACCCTTGGTCGCGTCACCGAGGCGGGCGGCCATGGACTCCAACGAGTTGGACAGCTCGACAGAGCGAGAGGCGATCGCTCCGATACCAAGCGAGATGCCGAGCTGGCCGGCCAGCGCCTTGAGGCGTGGCCCCATCATGGCCACGGCGTCGAGGTTGTCGCCCAGATCTCTGACACCCTTGTTGGTGTCGCCGAGAGAGTTGGTCAACGTGTCGGCACCGTTGGTGATGTCGTTGATGCCCTGCTTCATCGTCTTGAAACCCTTCTCGGTTTCTTGACGAAGCTTCTCCATGTCGGCGCGCAGGCGGCGCTGCGCTTCGGCGCTCTTCGGGCCTGCGCCGAATGGGAAGACGATGCCCGGCGCTCGCTCGGTCTGCCGGATTACCTTCTCCATGTTGTCCAGGATGCGAGTGAACCCTTGCTGGGTCTGCTCGACGACGGTCTCGATGCCCTTGGCCATGGTCTGCATGCCAGACTGGAACTGGCGCATGGACTTCAGAGCGGCCGCACCGTCGATCTCCAGGAGGAACTTGACCCCCTGTCCTGTGACGTCGATTCCCACTATTTCTTCTCTCTGGCTGCCTCTTGCCGCATCTGCTCGCCCTTCAGGTACCTAGCTACCGCTTGGGGCGGGCCGAGCTTCTCCATGTCTGTCTTGCCGTACGCCTCGCCTGGCATCGGCATTCTCATCAGATCGCCACCCCCAGACTGGGTTTCGCCCTGAGCTTCCTTGACTTGCTGCTCTTCGAGTTTCCGTTGCTTGATGAGAAGGTTGAACAGCGCTCTGCGTTCCCAAACGGGCATGTTCTCGACATCGTGGTACGTGATGCCGGGTACATGGTACGTGAGCGCGAAGGCCTCCTCATAGATAACGGATGCCCCTGTTCCCACCGGGACGAAAAAACTCGATTGTCATCGGCAGCATCTTGGTGAAGACGTTGGAGCACTTCGGGCACTGGTACTGCAGCTCCGAGTCCACACCGCAGTCGTTCTCCGACAGGCAGTTGCGGAACTCGACGTTGTCGCGCGAGACGAAGTCCTGCATGATCGCGATGATCTGCATGGTGGCTTCCTCGCTGTTGTTCTCGATGACCGTGCCGTCCTTCTTGGTGAGGCGGACGACGTGGCGAGCGCGCCTGAAGTCGTACGACGGGTCACCGGCATCCTGCACGTTGACGTGCCTGTAGATCTTCTCCTCGTACTTCTGGATCTCCTTCTCATCCGCACCGCGGAGGAGGCGAAGCTCCAGCTTGGTGCCGGAGACTGGGAGAGTGACCTCGAACGGCTCCTGGAAGCCCTTCTTGAGCGAGACGACGTCGACGTCGTCCGGCAGGTCGACCTTGTGCACGAAGATCTGCTTGCAGCTCGGACAGTCGACTTGGTACTGGTACTCCTTGCCGAAGCCGACTGCTCGGATCGCGAGCATGAGGTAGTTGCGGTCGCCGACCAGGAGCTGGTCGGGAGTGACGTCTTCGCCGAGGCCGCGCACGCAGCGCGCGATCAGCGTGTCGACGATGGAGAGGCCTGAGTTCGGCCCAGCCGACGTGAGCATCTTCTCCTCTTTCGTCGTCGTGGGCAGAATGGTCACCTCGCTCTTGCCCCCGTACGGGATACCGAGGGAAGGCAGGGTAACTTGGGAACCGAGAAGCTCGCGATCATCCATTGTTATTCCTCCAATGGTTATTCAGTGCGAGAGGGTGGGGCGACCCAGCCGCCCCACCCAGTTCAGGTTGTCAGACGCGAAGCTCGATCAGGTGAAGATCGCGCCGCCCTTGTAGTTGGTGATGTGGCTGGCTGTCGCCTTGTCGAAGCGAAGCACCAGCTCGATCATCACCTGGCCCGACGTGTTCATGTCGAGGCCGTTGGCCGCAGGGTTGACCCTGATCGGCCACGCCCCGTAGATCGTCCAGACCTTCTGGTACGGCACGCCGCGCTCGCTGCCGTCGATCACGTTCGGCGGGAACGTGATGATCGACGCGTTGCGCTTGTAGCCCGGGACGCCGCCGAAGCCGCCGGAGAGACCGATGGCGCCAGTAGTCGGGTCGTACACTTCGGTACGCCAGTTCAGCAGGAGCTGAGCAACCGGCCGGTCGATGTAGTCGCGGCACACGATGGTGCCAGCTTCCCACACCGCCTTGCCGGCGACGTACACGACTTCGTTGCCGTACGGGACCGGCAGCTCCTCGTTCGAGCCGACCGGAAGGAAGCCGGTCGAGATCGACAGCGTGATGATGTCGTTGTCCCCGGCGAGGTTCAGCTCCAGCGCCCAGTTGTGCTGACGCTGAGGCTCCCAACCGGTGCCCACGCTCGCGAGGTGGTCCGCGCGAGTAAACAGTCTAGCCATGATTCACCTCTTCCTCAGACCGCGGATCAGATGCCGTTGACCGAACCGGTCGTGACGACCTCTTCGTCGAAGTTGGAAGCCTGCGACGTCGTGATCAGCTTGACGACGATGATCTCAGCGGCCTTGGTAGGCTTGATGAAGACCTTCGCCACAGCCTGGTTCTGCTCGACGATTTCAGGCGGGTTGGTCGACGCGTCCATCTGAACCTTGAAGTCCGTGATACCGCGACCGTTCTTGATGCCCTGCAGCAGCGGGCTCACCGTGTTGATGAACTTGCGCCACATGGTCGTGTCGTTCGGCTCGAAGACCAGCGAGAGCGTAGTCTCGCGAATCCGCTGCCTGACGTAGATCAGCAGGCGCCGCACGTTGATGCGGTCGAGTGCCGTTGGCTGCCTCTGCAGAGTACGCTGGCCCCAGACCACGATGCCGTTGGCGGCGAAGGTCGTGATCGGGTTGACCGCGTTGGTCCCGGAGTACAGGATGTCGCGCTCGCCCTGGGTCGGCCTGTACTGAGCCTTCTTGACGTTGGTCAGCACGCCTCGGTTCAGACCGGCAGGCGCGTACCACTGCTCGGACACGAAGTCCGTGTACGCGATGGTCTCTGCGGCGAAGGCCGAGGGCGGCACGTACAGGTCCTGCGAGTTGAGCCCATCGAAGAGCTGTACCCACGGCCAGAACAGAGCCGCGTAGCTGGAGTTGAGCGCCGACTGCGGAGCACCGGAGGTGCCCAACGAGCCGTTGTGCCACTTGATGACCTGGTCCGGTGTGAGAGCCGGCGGCGGGTCGATCAGGGCGAGGCAGTCGCCACGCGACACAGCCGCGATGTCGATCAGCTCGCTGACCACGCTCGTCTGGCTGATACCAGGCGCAGCGATCAGGCCGACCTGCACAGCCTCCGTGTTGCGGAAGAGCTGCAGACCGGTCGGCTCGACACCGTTGCTCGCGCCGGCACCGATGAAGGTCGACGCGTAGTCGTTGTCGCTCGCCGCAGGCGTGCCGTCGTTGCCTCCTGACAGAGACACGTGCGGGGCCGCGGTCGGGCTGTAGGCCAGCTTCTGCGCACCGGCCAGCTGCGTCACGGTGACCGTGTGCGTGTTGGCCGATACCGGGTAGCTCATCGTGAGCCTGGTGTCGTTGCTGCTGCCACCAGATGGGCTCAGGTAGACGTTGAGCTTGGTCACCACTGGCGACGCCGGGATCGACGACGCAGTGAACGTGAACGCGTTGTTCGCGCCCGTGATGCTGACCGTGTTGGCCGTCGCCGGCAGTGACTCACCGGTCGCGGTCACGTACGTGTACGTGAACGAGTACGTACCGGCTGCCAGAGTTCCGCCAGTAGTCGGAGTGCCGGCAGGCGTCGGCGGCGTCGATGTACCTGCCGTGTTCGCCGTCGGGACCGAGATCAGGGACACGGTGAAGAACGCGCTGACGCCGTCTCGCATGCGGTACAGAACGTCATCCGAGGTCGCCGACGTGTTGGTCGGATCGGTCTTCAGCGCGTCGTAGACTTCGAGCTGCTGAATCTTGGCGTCGTCGATCGGCGACTTGACGTACAGCGTGACCTTCCTGGTCGGGTTGGCGTAGGTCCAGTTGCTACCTTCGTCGACTCCGACAAGAAGCCTGTTGCCGTAGGTACCGTTGTACCTCGCGGTCAGCTTGTACACGTTGGACGACGTGTCGACAGGCAGGTCCGTGATGTCGACGGTGCCCGGCGCCGTGGCGTACTTCACCAGGCGACCGGTGCCGCTCGCACCGCCAGCCTGCGTGATGTAGATGTTCGCGCCGACCACGGTCTCACCGGTGTTGGCGAACGTGCCGACGGTCACCCGGATCGTGGTGTTGCCGCTGGTGGTCGTGGTCGACGCGCCAGTGGTCTCGGCCGAGGCGACGGTCTCACCGTTGGCCGTGACCCACGTGGTCGACACGCGGTACACGCCGATCGGCAGGTTGCCGCCGGTCTGCACCGAGCAGGTCGGCGCTGACGGCGCCGCCACAAAGGGCTGCGTCGTGTTGATCGACGGTGCGAGCCTGTCACTGCGCTCACCGGCCAGGTAGCCGGTGGCCTTGGCCAGTGAGCTGTTGCCGACGCGAACCACGACTGCTGCACGACCTCTGCGGAGGTAGCGAGCCAGTGCGTAGACCATCGGGTGCTTCGGGTACTGCGGTGTGCTGGCGACGTACGCGGAGGCACCCGTCAGGTCACCGAAGGTCTGGTACAGCTGCTCCTGAGACGTGATGAGCGTGGGCTCGTTCACAGGTCCCCAAGAAGCGCAGCCGACGGTTCCGAACGGTGTCGCTGCCAGTGCGGGGACGAACAGCGACTGATCGTCCTCCACAACGTACATCCCAGGGCTTACATAAGCGCTAGGCATTGTTCAGGTCCTCCACCCCACCCCACAAGGTTGTGGGAATCATCAACCACCAAAACCCTGAGAGGACATGAACCGCGCCATCTTGCGGTCGATCTTCTCAAGGAACACCTTCTGCATCGCCTTCGAGTATCCAGGCGCCTTGGCCTGGAAAGCCGCTGTAGTCGGCCTCCAGTGCGGGCGGGCTGGGATCTTTCGGGTACCGTACTCGTGAATCCGAGCGAGCTTCTCGTAGGTCATCTTCGCGCTTGGTCTCGGATTCAACTTCGAAGGCTTGATTCTCGTACGCGGAGGCGACACCTCGTAAGTGATTTTGAGGTCCTTGAGGTTCACCCCGTTGAGCTTCACGCGGATCGCTTTGATGTACTCTCCGGTCGCGATCAGCTTCCTCAGGTCGAGCCCAAGCTTGCGCTTGCGCTCCAGGTACTGCTTGTTGAGCGGCGGCCAGAAGTACTTCTGGCCCCGGATCGCAGTCGTCAGCTCGGTCTTGTAAGCGTCCGCGATCTGCGCCCCTTGCTGGGTGGCCATCTCGATCCAGGAGTCTCTGATGGCGTCTTCCAGCTTGCGGAAGAAGTCGTCCATCTTCATGCGAACTCACCCCCAGTGCCGTCGAAGGTGACCTCGTAGAACATGGTGTTGCTGCTCTCTTCCCAGACCTGAACCTTGTAGTCGTGCACCGTGCGCCAGCGGCTGGTGAACGCGTCAGGATTGGTAGAGTACGCAGGCACGTCGGCCGGCCCGTCCAGCACCTGGAACATGTAGGCCTCGACGTTGAACGGAATCGTATACCGGTAGTACCGAAGGTTCTCCTGCGTCTCCAAGTCCGAGTTGTCGACGATCTGCGAGAAGTTCATGATCAGTCGGACCTTGTCCCACGGGTACATGAAGTCGATGCGCAGAACGCGGGTCGGGCTGATGTAGTACAGCCAGTGCTGGATCGCGGCCTGGATGTCGTTGCGGTGACGCGCGTGCACGTCGATCTGGTAGTCGATCAGCCAGGGCTTCGGGTACTCGGACCTGATGCGGAACTTCTTGTCAGCGTCCCAGAACGGACCCTTGCGGACAGGGTTCGTGTTGTTGCGCTGCATGTCGTAGGTCAGGTTGAGGCGCGTGACCGTCACCTGAGGCGTCATCAGCATGTTCTGAGAGCGCTCGGTGTCGATGCTGCCGTCCTTGGCGCGGACCGGGAAGTCGAACCCGTACGGGCGATCCGGTGTTGCGATGTGGACCGGCACCGTCTTGTAGCCGAGGCTCGGGTCCTCTAGGTCTACCAGGACGGAGTTGGTGACCTTCCTCTCCACGTACGCCGCCACGGCGGAATCGTAGATTCGAAGGATTTCATGGACAGCCACAGCGAGACCTCAAGCCTCAGCTACGCTGTCAAAGAGCCGCATCCCCACCACGTCAGCCTCACCTCAATGCCGACTCCAGTCGGCTGGCTGCTCAGTCCTATGTGAGGTTACTACGAGGCTTGCGTCTCTTGTCAGTCAGATTTTTCCAGGTGCGGCCGGTGGCGATCCCGTTGATCGTCTTGGGTGAGACCCCAAGACCCCTGGCGATCTCAGCCTGAGGTTGACCCAGGGCGATGAGCGCCCGGACGCGCTCGACCGCTTCTTCGGTGAGCCGAGCCCTGCCGTTATAGCTGCCCGCAGCAGGTGCTGATCTACCCTTGGCCACCCTGTCAGCGTTGTTGTCGGCTTGTGTACCGAGGAACAGGTGGGCCGGGTTGATACAGCTTTTGGTGTCGCACTTGTGGCACACGCAGAGTCCGTCAAGCACCGGCCCTATGTGAGCCTCGAAACTCACCCTGTGGGCGAGACGCTGCTTACCAAGCCACCGAACCCGTCCGTAGCCAGTGTTAAACAAGCCGCCGCCAAACAGGTAGCACCCTGTATTGGGCTCAGGTACACCAAGATCCTCGTAGTTGAACGTGCTCATCTCGTCACGACGAGTTGCGTGTCGCGGACCCGTTGTCCAGTTTCTTCGACTTGGGTGTGGGTTTCTTGTCGGCGTCCTTGTACGGGTTGTCAGGGATGCCGACAGGCGTCGAGGTCGTGGCGAAGGCCGGCCTGTCGTAGCCAGGGTTGCCGTCGAGCAACTCCTGGATCAGTTCGTCGGCGCGGCTCACTCGATCGGCACTGCGTTGGGGACTGCTGGGCGGCCTTTCCAGATCCAGCGCTTGACGATCTCGATGTGTGGATCGTAGGGCGCGTCGGCGCGGAAGTTGGCCTCGCACGTGTAGCAGCGCCACTCGCCAGTGTCCGGATCGCGAGCCAGGAGCGCTGGGTGCTGCTGGCCGTTCTCCCACACCTGGAACCGCTCGACAGGCATCACCTCGGTCTGACGAACGAGGAAGTCGCGGTAGCTGGTACCCAGCTTCTCCTGCGCACGCGCGATGCCGCCGTCGAGCACGCCTTCCTGCACGTCGCGCTTGTGGATCTGCTGCAGGTGTTCGCGCAGCTTGAGGAAGCCGACACCCTTGGTCACCTCTCCCATCATGCGGGGCGGGAAGTAAGTCCACTTGGTCTTGAGGCCAAGACCGCCCTCAGTCTTCAGCTGGTGCCCGGCCGGGTGGTTGTACCAGTTGCCCTCACGGTCGGCCGTGTTGTAGCCCAGCTCGATCAGCAGAGAGGTGTAGGCCTCCTCGATGCTGTTGACCTCCTCCTTCACACCTTGCTGCATGAGGAAGATCTTGTTGATCGAGTCGCGCGCACTGGCCAGCGACTTGTGCATCGCACCCAGGTAGGCGAGCGCAGAGGCGATCTGCGACGAGTAGTCTGGCGGGACCGTGTCCTTGATGTCGATCAGCTCCCGGGTCAGCTCACCCAGCTGCTGGTCGAACTCGTAGGTCGTGGTCACGAACTGCTTCAGCTGTCCTGCGTACGATGCCATGAGGAGAGTCTACCTCAGTTTGCCTTCTCTCAGCACCTGCTGGATCAGCTGGTCGACGTAGCTCTCGCCGCCGTACGGGAAGGCACGCGCACGGGCGATGTCGGTCACGATGCGACCCTGCGGCCTGTCGACGCGGATCACCTTGCTGTGCGAGAAGCCGCCGTGCGGGTGGTTGACGTCGAGCATGAACTCGGTGACGTCCGGGTGGTGCTGCTTGATGTGATCCTTGACCGCACTCTCGGCCTTGTGCTCGTGGACGCTGGTGGTCTCGTAGCCGTCCTTGTCCGACTTCCTGACCCAGCCGCCGGCCATCATGTTGAGCATGGTGCCGTTGACGTCGAACACGTCGTGTCGCGGACCCTTGTTCGATGGCAAGTAAGCGTGCAACCTGTCCGGGATCTTGTGCTGGTTGTCCCTGATCCAGTGCAGGTGCCAGTACCGCTCGTCGCCGCCCAGCTTGTGGAACTCACCGGTCGGAGTGATCCAGCCGGCGTGCGGCGTCAAGCCTTCGAGCAGCTCAGTCGCGGTAGTCATGGTAGTTGTACTTGAAGCCGTTGCGGTCGACCACGTACTGGTGCTCGCCGTAGAGGTCGAGAACCAGCTCGTCACCGGGCTGAGCCTTGGTCCAGAGCCACTCGACCACCTTGTGGATGCGCGGCCTGTAGCTCGTGCCGTAGACCGACAGCCTGTTGTCGAGCGCGGCGAAGGCCACCTGGCGCGAGTGCGTCGTGCGCACGCCGTCGACCTCGATCTCGACCAGAGGGCCGAGTGACCTGATCAGGATGCCGCCGCTCTCGTTGGTGTCCACGGAGCCACCAGGGACGCGTACGTTGCCCCAGGTGCCCTGGTTGGGGGTACCCTGGCTCCCGCTCGGCTGAGCCTCTCCTGGAGCCCCGCACTGCGGGCAAGCCTTGCCCTGGAGCGTGGCACCGCAACGGCCACAACGCTGCGGCTGGGCGACGCCGCCACCATCCTGCCAGGTCGCGTCGTAGGCCGAGCCACCTGACACACCGCCACCACGGCCGTCCGAGTCGTCGGCGTAGCCGAGACCCTCGTGCACGTGCTTGCGCTTTTTCTTCTTGTGCCTGTGCGGCCGCACCCCTGACGACGGTGCAGAGCCGGCGCCCGGGAAGCTGACCGGGCTGCGCGGGCCTGGACCGTCTCCACCCGGCGAGGAGCCGGTGATGCTCGGAGCGGACAGCATCTGGAACGAGATCGCGCCCGGAGGGGGCGCAGCACCCTTGCTGGCGACGGCGACCGCGACGGTCTTGACCATGGCCTTCAAGACCATGGTCGTCGGGTCAGGGGCGCCCTTGCTCTCGACGATGTCGGCCGGCAGCTGCATGCCGACGCTGTGCACGTTGTGGTGCCTGAGCAGGGCTTCCTGCACTGCGAGCGCTTCCTGCCTGCTGAGCTTCCGAGCGCGCACGAAGTCGACGAAGGCAGAGGCGTGGGCCTTGGTGCCGAAGCGCTTCAGGAACTCGGAGGCGAGCACCAGCGGCCGCGCGACTCCAGCCCCCACTGAGCCTGCACTGGTCACTTGGAGTACACCTCGAACATCGTCACGCCCAGCGAGATCAGCCCCGACAGGACTGCGAGCACGATGGCCCAGGTGTTCTGCTTGCTGGTGCTGTCGTCTGCGTCTCTGCGGTGCGAGTCGGACTCAAGCAGACTCAGCCTCGTCATCAAGCTCTGACCATCACTATCTCGAACAAGCCTTGAGATCACTTTGAGGTTATCGCTGAGACCGGCCAGCTCTGCTCTCAACGATGCGACCGACACTGTGTTCTCGCGAACCTCTCGGAGAAGTGTTTCGATGAGATTGGATGTGGCACGAAGACCAGAAGCCACCTCTCGGGCGCGTTCCAAGTCGTCCCGATCGTCGTCGATGCTGCGCGGCATGGAAGTTCCTCTGCCCGGAGTGGTCTTGAACCGGTGTTTGTGCCTGTGATGACCCTCCTGCTTACATTCCCACCACTAAGAACAATCTTACGGCACTCAGGAACGCGGGGCGAGAGAGATTTCGAGCTTGCGAACTCGTTCGTCGAGCGTCTCCAACTTGTCGGTCACACTCATGAGCTTGTTGATGAGGTTCACAAGCAGTTGGTCCGACGCTGTGACCGCAGACCTCACCTGCTCGATCTCGCGGTTGTGTACTCCGTTCAGCATCGGTGTCACCTTTACAACTCGTCATACGACGCGGTGCCGGTCAAGCTTAGAAGCTCAGACCGGCACCGCCGCTCTATTACGAGCCCACACCACCACCACACACTACCTTCAAGCAGCCTACTTCGGCCCCCTCTGGTAGCGCTTCTTGGCCTGGTCCACGCCCTCGCGGACCATGACGCCGGCCGAGCTTGCCGCTGCGGCTTCGACGTAGCCGAACTGACCCAGGTCCACACCCAGGAAGTCACTGCCCGCCTTGATCGCGATGCCGATCACCGGAGCCAGGAGCGGCAGCACCCAGCCAGGGATGTCTGACTTGAGCTTCTTGATGCCGGCGATGATCGTCGGAGTCAGCACCGCCAACACCGCGATCACCAGGTCACCGGCCATCTTCATGTTGTTTCCGTCCACCTCAATCACCCCCTCACGTTGGCACCCAAGTCGGGCGCACAACTACCGCAAAGGCCTCTTGACGAGCCTTCTCGATCTCACCTGTCAGGTACCGAAGCAGCTGACCGCCGTCTCCGGCTTGGGCAGAGTGTTCGAAGGCTTCGTGCCGGAAGTCGTCCCCCTGCGTGAAGCGAAGAGTCTGGGCGGACTTGTCTCCGGCTTGAACTGCGAGCGCGTACGAAGCAATCGCACGAGCAGCCCACTTCAACGCTGTCTCTGCCTCCAGCTGGTTGTCATCCTTGGTGCGCAGCTCGCTCATCGCGCCCTGCACATCGAGCACCGGCCGGTTTCCACTGGCTTCGGTCAGCTCAGCTGGCTTGCAGCGCATGCTCTCGTACGCACGCTTGGTGCGGAGCATGAGGCCCTTGTAGTCGGTTGGGTTCACGGCATCTCGACGCGAAGATGCTTCTTGGGGATGGTCACCTTGCCACCCGAAGCAAGCTGCACGGCTGCGTTGCGTGTCGGCTCCATGGTGCCGTCTCCGTCGCCGCCGGGCATCTCAGGGATCGGCTTGCCGCCGACCGTAAGCTGATCCCAGGGGAGGATCTTGCCGCGCTTGCCTGAGTGGTCGGTGAGGCCGGCCACGCGCACGAACATGCCTGGGCGCAGAGCCTCGGCGACGTAGGTGCCGCAACCGCCACAGTACTGGGCCGACTCGTTCATGCGGCCGCATTCGAGACAGGTGCCCTCAGGCTTGATCAGCTTGTCCGTGGCCGAGAGGTCACGGATCTCAAGCATCTCACCCGTGTCGAAGGCGAGCATGAGCTTGTCGGCGTCCTCGTGTTCGAGGACAACGCCGTGCTCACCGAAGAGGTGCTCCTCGACCGGAACGGCGAGGACGAAGCGGTCTCCGGCCTTCATCACGCGACCGGCTGGATCTCGTTGACCGTGAAGTCCTTGCGACCGCCGTTCTGCAGGAGAACGCGGTACACGGGGACGCCGGCCGACGGGTAGAACGCAAACTCCAGCACACCCTGCTGACCGACGATGCCGCCAGCCTCACCCGGTGCGACGCCGTAGCGGCGCAGCGAGTTGTGCACCGGGTCGATCGTCGTGACCACAACCTTCGAGCCCGGAGGCAGAGGCGTGTTCGCGATCGAGGCGTCCTCGGTGAACGGGGTCGACTCGTCCAGGCGCTCCAGGTCGATGCCCTCGATGATCTTGGGCTGACCCTGGGTGTTCATCACCTGGAAGCGGCGGCCGAACACGTCACCCTGCTCGACGAAGTACTGGTTGCCCTGGGCGTCCTTGACGCGAGCACCCGGGCGCAGCGACTCGCGCACCTGGTAGCCCTTGGCCAGACCACGAGCCAGCGACTCGCGGATCGAATCACCAGGAATCACTTCGAACTTCGAAGCTGCGACCTCGGGCGACACAGTGAGCGAACCCCACTTGCCGAAGTCCAGCTTCAAGAGCCCCTCCGCGGTCTGCTCGACGACGCGACCCTGAGCACCACGAGGGATCTCCCTGTCGGTCAACGTGATTGATTGACGCGTCAGAATGGTCTCGTTGACTCGAAGCGTCGGCGTCGACTTGCCGCCCCCGTGATACATGTTCCTCAGGTGCAGCATGTCGTTCATCTGCTTTTCTGACCAGCTTGCCATGGAGCCTCCCCTCCGAGAGTGTACCCCGTTGGAATTGGGGCCGTAATGGTAGTTGTAGGCAATGGCTCCGTGGCCTTCCTCAATCTTCTTGGCCACCTCAACCCCCTACAATCAGACGTACATCTACTGCGCTCGAACCTGGGTTCGCGATCTGCAGAGATGTGAGATTCACCCCTCTCAGGGCGAGCATCTTGGAAACCGGAATCGTGATCGCTCCGGAACCTGGGTTGACGATCACATTGACGAGCGTCTGCTCGACGAGGACCGTCACCTCCTGGATCGAGCTGAAGCCGCTCAGCGTGTAGCTGGAGTTGGCTGCAACCGAGATCTGAAGGTCCTGAATCTGTGCCAGACCGGTCCAGACATCGAAGCGTGCGACGACGTCAAGCTCAGCTGTGTCGGCACGCTGGATCATGCCCGTGGTGCGCAGACTTGCAGACATCAGGCACCCCCAAGGATGATGCGTACGGTCACCGCTGCAGCCCCGCTCGGGTTGGTGAGGCTGATGCCGGTGATGTCGGCGTTGCTCAGAATGAAGTGGTCGGCCTTGATCACCTGACTCGTGCCGGCCAGGTTGGTGAACGTGGCCGAGATCTGAGCCGTCGCGTAGATGACGACGAACGAAGCCGGCGAGACGGGGCCGAAGGCTACGGAGTGGTTGCCGCTGGCGGCGATGACAACCGTGTAGGCAACATCCTCGGTCACGCTTCTCGTCGGCGACAGGGACAGCTGATCGACGATGCTGACACCGTCGGCGCGCTGCACTGTCCCTGACATGGAAAGGGTCGTCGCCACTTCAGCTCCTGTTGATCAGATCCCAGGTCACGGCCTCTTCGTCCGTGCGGCGCTGCTGCACCCGCGGCGTAGAGGCGATCGGCTTCTCGGCGCCGCCGGTCGGGCCGGAGGCATCCCAGAACTCCATCAGGTAGCGGAGCACGGAGGCCAGGTAGCGGCCCGACGTCATCCCCCCTCCGAGCGCTTCGACCACCGCTTTGACGGCGTCGTTTGTCTTGAGGTCAGCCAGGATCTCTTGGAGGCGCTCAGGGGTAGGCTCCTGGGCTTGAACCTCTGCCATGTACGCCGCAAGCTTCGGTCTGAGCGTAGCCGTCTGTCGCGGGTCAGGTACGCGTGCAACAAGTCCGACCAGGTCCCGGACCCCAACTTCATTCACCGGCCTCGCCATCAACATCATCCTCCGCCAGGGTTGGCCCTGGAACACTTCCTGAGTCTACATCGAGACAAGTCACAGTTACTACTGTGAAAGCTGGCCGGTGAACACGGACACCATGGCTTCGGAGACGACACCTTGGACGAACGGGGCCACCTCTTGCTGAGGCACCATCACGGAACCTTGCTGGTTGCTCAGTGCGGCAAAGTAGGCACGCTCCACCAGCCCTCGAACCTGCCCCTCTGTGACCCTGCCGATGAAGTCCGCCGACACCATCACGACGGACCTGAACTTGGTCTTGCGGTCCCTGAAGTGGACCCTGGTCTTAGGGGCGAAGTCGTTCATCTCGATGTAGACGCTGCACTCCAAGTTGGACAGGTCCACCATGTCGTCGGTGAGACCGACCGCAGGTGAGTTGAGCAGGTCGCAGAACCTGTTCACCCCCATCATGGACGGTGGTTCGACGTTGAGCATGGTCTACTTCTCGACGACGACCACGACTTCGGTGCTGCTGCCGGCATAACAGCAAACAGGTAGACCGGACAGAAACTCCATCCTACCTGCTGGCAGTGTCGTAGAGCCGACTGCCAGAGGCACGTTCGTGGTAGTGCCAGACATCGGGCACTCGTAGCCGCACGAGACAGCCTGGCCACCGGAGTTGATCACGGTCGCCTTCTTGCGCGTGTAGTCCTCGGGCAGAACCTCAGTGTTTGTGTTGGCTGAGACCGTAGCCCTGACCGACGACGCGCGCGAGAGAACCAGCTGGTAGGTTACGGTAAGTGGTGCACCGTTCTTGCTGCGGCACCAGAGCGCTGACTTGTTGTTCAGCGTGAGCGCGCTCGACGTCAGCGGGAACGAAGTACCTTCGTTGATGCTGGAGCTGGTCTGCGAGCAGATGGCCGAGGAGTTGGCCGGCGCACCGCTGGCGATCTGAGCCGTGAAGGCGTAGCGGCCGGCGTTCTCGGGCACGACCTCGATCGGGCTGTCGCCGGCAGGGACCACCACGGTCTGCGTGAGCGCGAACGCCGGGCTCGCGAGCGTGAGCAGCAGAGTGCCCAGCCAGAGCGCTCGCCAGCCTCTACGCTTGTTCTCGGGCGCGATCACGATCTCCTTGCTCATCCTCAACTCCTCCGGCTAGCACGCCCAGCGGCGGCACACATACCCACTGTGAACTTTTACCACACAAGGTGTCCGCACTACTACCGTTGCGGGTACGGGATCGTGCGCGGCTTGGCCGGGATCTTCTTGCCGTTGGGCAGGATCTCGTACTCGTAGTGGTGGTCAATCACATCGCCAAGCGGGTTGTCCAAGTTGAGGAAGCTGGGCACCAGTCTGTACATCTCGGCGCTGTAGCTGACCGGCTCTCTGCGCCACCACTCGACGCGCTCCTTCACGACCTCTGCAACGGCCGGCTGCGTCGAACCCGCGGCTACGGAGGAGGCAGCCAAGGAGGCAGAGACCCTGGCACTGGCCGAGCCGACCGAGGCAACGGCAGCTGCCCAGAGGATCTCATTCGAAGGCTGCGCCGGCACCGCGTCGCCGAGGCTGTTTGAGGCGGTCGCGAGCTGTGCGCTGTGTGTCGCCGAGACCTGGTGAGCTGTAGCTGCAGCAGCTGCCAGGGCGGTCCTGAGCTTGACCCCGGCTTGCGCCACCCCTGCTGCGGCCGCGCCAAACCCTGAGCGTAGCTCGGTGGCTGCCGACCCAGCGGCCGCCGTGCTCGCCGGCAGTGCTGTACCGATTACAGCCTGGGTTGAGGTGCTGGTTGCAGCTGCACCGCTGGCCACCGAGACCAGGCGAGCGCCGGCAGATGATGCCGTGGTTGCGGAGGTCGAGACCGTGGTGCTGAGGGCTGCCCCTGCGCTAGCGTTCGAGATGGCGGCGGCTGTGGTGACGACTTTGAGGCTTGCTGCCGCAGTTGCCGGTGAGCTTGCCGAGGCCGAGACCGCTGTGGAGAGCCGGGCGCTGGCGGCACTGGCCGCGATCGCGTTCCCCGCAAGTTCCCCGTTGACAGCTGCCGAGGCCGCCCCGGACGAGGCTGCCGCCGCTCCGGTGGCAGTGGAGAGCGAGGCTGGGCTCGCTCCGGCCGAGGTTGAGAGCGAGGCTGCCGCCGCTCTGAGCGATGCCTTGGCCGTTGCCGAGGACGTCGCCGAGGCGGTGAACGAGACCGGAGCCTCCCCGCCATCACCGTTGCCAAAGTAGTCGGCGTTGAAGTACCCGTCCGGGAAATAGTGGAGCGGGTTGTACGCCATGGTGGGCTAGCTCTTGTCGTAGGTGATTGCGGTGCGGTTGCCGTTCGAGTCCACGGTCGCGACGACGCGGTCCTTGGTGTCGTCGGTGCTGCGGAACGTGATCGTGGTCGTGCCGCCGCCAGAGACTTCGCCAGCCAACACGGCCGAGAGAAGCCTCAACGCCTCCCTCACAGTCAGGTTAGACTCGACGCTCGACTTGTCCAGAATAGCAACTGCGAGCGACTCTGGTGACAGCTCGGTGAACGGCGTCACGTCGGCCGAGATGTTGCCCTTGGCGCTCAGGTTCACGTTGCTTGCAACGCCTGCCCCGGCAAGGGTTGCGACGATGCTCGCCTTGGCACCCATCTGCGCTGCGGTGATGGACCCGGTGCCGGTGAGCGTGGCCACGGCTTGGATCAGGCCGATCAGTTCTGGGTTGGACTGGAACCCACCTGCCCCGGCGATCGTCGATACCAAGGACGCGATCAGGGCGAGGGCAGCGTTGGTGACCGTGCCCGTGCCAGTGAGGTCAGCCTCGGCGTTCTTGCCGCCAGCGAGGTTCGCGTCCGAGACCGTGGCCGAGCCGCTGATTTGGTTCACGCTCGCGAGCCCGCCAGCGTAGAGCGGCAGCTGGTACGTGTACGGGGGCCGGTACCCGCGTGGCGTGGACTCGCGCCGGTCGAACCCGGTTGGGCCGAAGAAGCGGTTGTTCGACTCTCCGGTACCGTTCCAGTTCGAGCGCTCTCCGGACAGAGTCGGGCCACCAACCCAACGGCCCGGCGTCTTCAGGAGGGTCGAGTAGTTGCCGATCAGAGCCATTAGCTCCAACCGAGATCGAGGTGCCCGTAGAAGGTCGAAGCGACAGGCGTCGCGGCACCAGCGTACATGAGCCACACGAGGCACGCGCCGTCGTACACACGCGGCATCGAGGGCAGCTGGTTCACGAGGTCGCGCTCGGCTGCGACACCGATCGTGGTCATCGGCAGCGTGAGCAGCGGCTTGACGTAGACCAGATTCTGCACGCCGGAGGTCATGGTGGCGCTGAAGGTGATGCCGGTCGCAACCTGAACACCAGCATCGGCCTGTGCGAGCGGCAGGAACGGTCCGTACTTGCCTGAACCTGTTCCTGAGTAGGAAACCTGCGTGACCGGAGAGGTCGCGTTGATCGTCGGCAGGATCGGACTCGTCGGCGTCGTGCGTGACAGCGTACCAGCGGAGTTGGTGTAGGTGAGCGTGACGGTCGGTGTACCGGCACCCATGACGGTCGAAGGTACGAGGATCGTCTGCACGCCTGCGCCGTCACCGTAGCGCGGATGACGCACGGTCAGAGTGTGCGTGCCGGTCCCGTTGCCGCCGTGGGCGACGAAGGTGCCAGCAATCGCATTGGACAAGGACGTGGCCACCTTGGCTGTGGTCGCCGACTGCCTGACGAGCCAGTAGTCGGTGTTGATGGCGAGGTTGGCGGGCAGAGCGCCACCGGAGTTAGTGACGCGGACAGGTGTGTAGGACGCCTGTCCGGAGCGGCCGAAGTCGGCGGTGTAGGTGAGCAGCAGATCGGACCCTGACAACGAGGCGGTGAACGTGTTGGTCGTGATCAGTGTCTGCAGAGTGTTCAGTGTGACCGTGGTGATCGGGTGATAGCCGACCATGTCGGCCAGCATGAAGACGCACGGCATGGTCGTCGCCGAGGCCGAGAACGCGCTCGCGTTCAGGATCGTCTTGAAGCCGGTGTAGTCGGCTGCAACCGGTCCGCCGTGCTGGATGCCGCTCGTGGTCGGATCGAAGTCGTAGCAGGGCTGGTAGACGAGGTTGGTCGCACCGGTACCAGTACCGAGGTGTGTGGAGGCGGCCGGGTTACCACCGGTACCGCTCAACAGGTACCAGAGACCAGCCGTGTGGGCGGTGGTGCCGAAGGTGGCCTTGTTCCAGTCCGTGCGCCAGAACTTGGAGTTGACGGTCACCTGATTGATCAGGTCGTCGATCGAAGAGAAGCCAGCCATCAGTTACTCCACACGAAGGTTGCGTCTCCGTGGATCTGAGCCGCCGCGAGCGTGCCCACCGGCAGACAGATGAAGTTCAGGTACGCGTTGTCCATGACCTGAGCCACGGACAGGAAATCGACCGGGAAGCTGCGCTCTACCGGAGCCACACCGGGCGCGACGTTCGTGTACGAGGCAGCGGTCGACTCTCGGATCACCGTGTTGAACAGCGGCACCACGAGCACGAACGTGATCAGGCCCACATCCGGTGTGAGAAAGGTCACGCCCTCGATCTTCCGCACGCCAGTGTCGGTACCCTGCAGTGGCAGGAACGGCCCGGCGACACCGTTCGTGGCAGGTGCCGTCGTGATGAGGGTGCCGATCGCGGTCTGCGTGTTGCACGTGACGTTCGGCGTCACGCGCCCGGCAACGCCGTCCTGATTGGTGTAGGTCACGTTGAACTGCGTGCCGCCAGTCTGACCGGCGACGACCACGGCCATGATCTTGACCCCGGCACCGCTGGTGTACCTGTTGATCGTGACCGTGTTGTCCAGCGTCTGGTAGTCGGTGACACCCATGTCGACGAACGGGTAGTAGAGCAGGTAGTCGCACATGGTCATGAAGAGCGGTGAGGACGTCGCCGTGCTGGTCATCGTGGTGATGCGCTGCACGTACTTCTTGCCCGGGGCCACGGGCTGCCCGTGGTAGATGCCCCCATCGGCAGCTGACAGCTGGGCCGCGATGTTCGGCGACGAGGCGTAGTAGTTGGGCACCGGGTTGCCGGGGCTCATCGACAGGTCGAACCAGATCCCCTGCAACGTGGTCTGCGTCGGGGCCTTCCTCCACGTCGAGTACCGGCACTGACCACGCTCGTAGGCATCGACCAGCTGCTGGATGTTGGCGAAGCCGGGCATCAGCGCTTCAGGCCGCCCACTCCGTGCAGCGTGGACGCCATCTCAGCGACCACCGTTGCACCGCAGCAGGGCGACGTGCCCTTCTCGTCCGGCTTGGCCTCACCACCGCACTTGGAACACTTGAACATCAGTCCTCCGTGATCGTGAGAGCGCCGATGCCGAACTGCGGCTGGATCAGGTTGGCGAGGGCCAGATTCGCGTTGAGCGCGCCGGAGTAGATGATCTGCCCAGCACCGGACGACAACGTGCCGATCGAGACGTGGGTGATGTCCGAGCCCGGTGAACCAGTGCACTGCGGGAACTGGATCAACACCGCGTTCGTCGTCGTGTTGTTGGTGACCGTCCACTTCGTGTTGTCGCGCGTCATCGCGACCCGCGCGTAGCTGGTGTACGCGGTCTCACTGGTCGTCTGATCGCCCCCCTCGCCGGGGTCGGCCGTGTGCAGCGCGATGTACAACGTGCCCGTGCCGTAGTTCGGCATCGCGGTCGCGTTGAAGATGTACTTGAGGATGTCGTTCTCGGTCGTGTTGCCCTTGCTCATCGTGAGACCTCAGTCGATGTCGAAGGTGAGCTGGTTGGCGGCGATGCTGAGCGTGTTGCCCTGCAGGACGACGACACCAGAGGGTGAGATCGAGCCACCGATCAGGAACGTGCCGTTCGACGATGCGTCCCAGAGGCCCCAGTAGAGGATCGCGCTACCAGAGTTCCAGTTACCACCAGTAGCCTGCGGGAAGTTGATCGTGCCGACGTTCTG